TTAGAAATTCAGCTCAACCGCCGCGCCGACCAGGCGGCCTCGCTGCAGGGTCGCCGTGTAGATGTCATTACTTCTGACCATCTCGCGGCGGTCGGAATCAAACAGGTTTTTCGCATACAGCGTGGCGCGGCCGTAGTCGAAGGTGTAAGCCAGCTGGGCGTTGGCCGTCCAATAGGAGCCGATACGCCCGCGCGAATCGTTGTCATACGCCGAGTAATAGGAGTCCGAAAACGCCACGTTGCTGCTCAGCTCCCACCCTTTCAGGAACTGATATTTGGCGCCCATATTGGCGGTGTAAGCCGGTGCGCGCGCCAGCTCATGCCCTTCCACGCCGCTGCCCGAGAATTTCTTGATGTCGGTTTTCAGCAGGCCGAGGTTGCCGAACAGCTCAAAGTCCCAACGCGGCTGCCAGGTGGCGCCGATTTCCGCGCCGTAGGTTTCCACCTTGTCGGCGTTGCGGATCACGCTGGAGTTCTCACCCAACGAGTACGGCAGCTGCATGTCTTTGTAATCGTTGTAGAAGATGTTACCCGTCAGCACCACGTTGGCGTCTTTCAGGTGATGGCGGGTGTACAGCTCATAGTTCCACACATACTCGGAACCGTAGGTATAGCTGACCACCGGCGTGCCGATCGTGATGCCGCCGCCGCCGGCGTTATAGCCGCGCGCGATCTTGGCGCCGTAGGTTTGGGTATCCGTCGGTTTCCAGGCCACGTCCAGCTTCGGCAGGAACACGGTGTAGGTTTCATCGAAGTCGATACGCACCGCCTGACTGCCGCCGTCGCGGCGGCGGTGTTCGCGTTCCAGACGGCTGGCGGCGGTCACGTCCACCTGCGGCGTCAGCGCATAGGTCAGCTCAGCGAACGCCGAATGGGTATCGGTTTTATCCTTGAAGGTCGATCCGCCGAAGATGTTGACGAACTCATCCTGCGTACCGTGGAAATAACGCAGCCCAGCCAGCCCGTGCAGGCGGCTGTCCGCGCCGCCGAAGCGCACCACCGGCTCTACGTGAACTTCCTGGCCGTCAATCTCGGCGTATTGGATGTTGTAAGCGGTAGGACGGTTGATGTTGAAATCGGTATAGATAACGCGGTTTTCCAACGTCAGCGCATCGGAGGCCTCCCAGGCCAGATCCCAGATGGTGCTGTTCATGTTGCTTTTGAACACGGCGCGGCGCGGATCGTGGCGCGGATTGGTTGGGTGCGGCTGCGGGTTGAGGCTTTCGTTCTGTGGTGCGGTGCTGCCGAAATGGTTAAAGGTCAGTTTGGTAGTCAGGTCGCGCAAGCCGGCCGGATTGAACAACAGCTTGGCGCGGGCGGTGGTGGCTTCCACTTCGCGCGGATCGCCCACCGGCGCATAGGCCGGCAGATCGGCCTCGCTGCGGCGGCGCTGGCGATCGACGCTCACGCGGAACGCCAACTGATCTTCCACCAGCGGGCCGGACGCCATGGCGGCCAGTTGCGAAGAGTGTTGGTTGCCGGCGCCGCCCTTGAAGGCGCTTTCCCACTCGAAGGTCGGATCTTTACTGGCCATGACGATGGCGCCGGCGATGGCGTTGCGCCCCTGAATGTAGCTTTGCGGGCCGAGGAACACTTCAACGCGATCCAGATCCCACAGCGACTGCGGGCCGAACGCCTGTTCGTTATAGGTCAGCGAACGGCCGTCCAACGACAGGTTGAGGCGCGGGCGGGTGCCGCTGAGGAAGGCGTTGGCGCCGACGTTCGGACCGGAACCGTCGATACCGCGCACGGTCGGAAGTTCGTTGCCGATGCCCAGATCCACCACGTTGGGGGTCATGCGCAGCAGATCGGGGATCTGCACTGCGTCGGGCATCGATGCGATGCGGTTGCTGTCGAACACCTGCACGCTGGAACTGGTGTCGAAAATAGAACGTTTGACCTTCTCACCGGTAACCAGCAGCGTTTCCGCGTCCTGGTAGGTTTCGTTGCTCTTCGTTTCCGCCGCGTTGACGTTACCGATCGCCAGTGAACAAACCCCTAAAAATACGGAGGAAAACGCCCCAATGGCTTTCATTCCCGCTTTTTCCCCGTTTCCTACGCTTTCATGCCGTTGAGCCGCAAAATGCTTGCCCATAGATGTCTTCTCCTTTCATCCCAGAGGTGCACAAAATTTGATTTTTTTTACACAACCTACATCGACACTCACACAGACCATGACGCTCCGGCCTTCCCGGCCTTGCTGTTGCTTATCCCTGCGGCAAACCCATGTTTTTCGCGGCCAAACGAGCGCGGCCCCGTCCACGGCCAAGCCGCCGGCGAAGCGGCCGGCAGCTTGTATAAAAACGTAAAAGAGTGTTAAGAATGATAATATTTTGCATTTTCTAATGCAAATCATTATCAACAAAGATGAGGAGCCGAGCACGGAAACAGCCAGAAATCCTTATACTTTTGCAGGTAAAACAAGCGCTGCAATAACAAGCAATCATTTCAATGCTAAGAATAATATAGATAAATTATTCACCTCCAAAGCCCTATCTGCCCGGCATCGCTAAAACCCCTTATAAATAGCACCTTCACGCCAAATGGATTAAATAATAATAATTTTCATTCCTATTAACATTTGGATATATTCTTGCAGTCTCGTTGGCTGAATCAAAATGGATACCCGATGAAAGCTTTGACCACGATGCAGGCCGCCTATTGGGTAGGCCGACAGTCCGCTCCTCCCCTCGGCGGCATGGCCGCCCACCTGTATGCGGAATTCGACGGCGGCGAGCTGGATCTCGCCCGACTACGCCAGGCCGTCGAGGCGCTGTACCTGCATCATCCGCTGTTGCGCCTGCGCATTACCGATGATGGCCGGCAGACGATCGCGCCTCCCGGCCCCCGGCACACCTTGCATCTCGACGACTGGCGGCACGCCGATACAGCGACGCTGGCAGCCGCGCTCGCCGCCAAACGCCAGGCAAAAAGTACCCAGCTGCTGCCGCTGGAACAGGGTGTGCCCTGCGATATCAGCCTGAGCCTGTTGCCGGAAGGGCGCAGCCGCCTGCATGTCGATCTCGATATGATCGCCGGCGATGCCATGAGCTTTCGCCTGTTTATTGCGCGCGAAATCATTTGATATCATTTTGAAAAAAATTTGATACTGTGCGTGCGGTTAGAAAATAAAACATTTGATACCAAAGGTAAGGTGCGGGTCATTAAATTTTAACAACCCGCGAGTTGAATGACTTGTGAGTTATATTCCTAGGCGGGATGCAAGCACCGCATCCGCTTCGGACGCAGAATGTAGGTGTAACATATCCCTGAATGTTCCATAACAGCCCGTTGTAGTGCTGCCAGGTGTACCTACTACCAGTGCAGCTGTCCGATCGCGTAGGTCTGCCAGGGCACCCGTTGACGAGGTCGTTTTCATCGCGAACTTACCCTTTTCATAACCGGTGATAACACCGGATGTCACATCGAATAATCCAGCCGCTGGCACGTAGTCTTCATACAGTGTGGCTGCAACCATCAACGCGCCACCAACATCCGCTGGCCAGCCTGAATCACGAGTACCAAAACGCCATGACTCAGTGATCGCTTGGTTGTTCGTAATCATCGTTCGCATATATGCCATCGGGAGCGATCCTATCGGATAGCCGAAAGTTAAACCGTTGCCATCAGCGCGACTACTATCGCTCATGCATCCGGCAAGCAGATAAGTTGCGGCCTTCTGCATCACGATACTGCCCCGGCTTTGGAGCCAGGTACCACCGTTAGACGTAATTTGAACATTGATCGAACGGGTCGATGTGTCATACAGCATCGGGCCAGGTGGTGTGCCTTTTGATACTGCCAACAGGTCGCCTGCCTCACCGAGCAAGTTATATACGGTCAGAACGTTACCCGCGCTGTCCGTTTTGATGCCAAAGGCCGGTGTCAGAGATACAACAGTTCGCTCAAACATTGCATTGAGCAAAAGGAATTTAAACCGTTCGATACAGCCTACTTCGTCGGGAATATGCCCACCGTCCGCCAACACGCGGCTCTTGTAGCTAGCAAACAATGCCTGCGGATCAAGAATCGACGCTGAAAGATCAAGTGCGGGACGGAATCCTGTATAGGCTTTTCCGGTGTTAATTGCAGCTACCATCAGATTTCTCCAGTCAAAGGAATACGGTCTAAGCACATCCAGTTATAAAGCGGGAACGGAACCCCGGAACGCGTCACCCATTTAGAAATGACAGGCGACGAGTCGCGGAAGCATGTTGTCGGGTAAACACTGCCGTTTGTGTGTGGTTGCGTATTCGTAAATCCGATTAGCAACACGTCGTCAGCAGCCGGAGCCTTATCAAATTCAACACGGATCGTATTACCGTCTACGATTGAGACATTCATCACGGTGGCGCTATTGTGCTCCAGACTGATGCCTTTACCAGGGCAGTCACGGATAAATGCGCTGTCGATGACAATGGGGGTGTAAGGGACATCACAGAGTAAATCCGCAATCGCGCCGTTCAGCGTTACATTTCGAATTTTCAGCCCAGTCCACGTGCCTTTCTTTTCCGTGTCGTAGAGATGCCAGTGGATAGCCTGCGCCGTATATTCGCCCTGGAGGACTTTACCGGCCGCATTTAAATGGCTCATCGTACCGTCACTAAACAGCCAGTTCAGGGGATACTTGGGGCCATACATGATGGCTGTATCCGGGTTGTGGCGCACATACGCGGTCTGGTCAACCGCAGTGACTGAATATGGCTGTACGACGATAGTTTCCCCGGTAGGGTTTCCCTCTTCGTCAATTTCACCCGCTTTGGTATTAACACGGCTTCCGACCTGCCCAATAACAACCAGGAACGGTTCAGTCTGCCCCGTGATAGGCGTTACATCAGCTTGGAAATCAGAGAAGTACTCTGTCTCTTTAGCCAGATAATCGCCTGGTTTTGGGTTATCGCCATTGTCGTTGTCGCTTTCACCATGCTCCATAGTCAGGAACTTAAATGAATAGGGTTTCCCAACGGCATCAGCAGCGGTTTTATAAAGTTGAATTAATGCCAACCCCTTGTTGTACGGGACAGTGCCTTTTTTGATTTTGGAGAACGGGGCACCACCAACGGCGAACCCTGCGTGCATAAAGACCACGTTACCCGGTGTAAATGACATCAGCTTATTGTAGAGCGGCAAGACATTGCCCTGACGATAACCTGGGTATGACATATCATTGATCGTCGTTCTGTCAGCGTTCCCGATTCCGCGCCCGCCATCGCCTTCAGGTTTACCGTTGGTGGCGGCGAGCAACCGCCCACGATAGGCTGGGTCACGGTTCACCACGTTTGTATTGCCGGTTTTGTCATACGGGGTGTTCAGCGATTGACCTGTCGAGCCGCCGCCATGAATTTCAGTCGCATCGAGCGGCATTTCACGAATAGACGGGATATACATAACGCCTGCACCAGCAGCAGCTTCGCCACCAGGCAAGTAGCTGAAAACCATCCCGGCATCAGTCAGTTTCTGAACGGTAAGAACGGGGCGCTCAGACCATACCACCGTATTATCCCATGCAGCCGCAGGAACCCCGCCAGAGGTCACCAGTTTGGCGCGTGATTCACCCAATTTGTCTTGCAGCGGCCCATCAACCCCAGGAATGAATACGCCACCATTATCATCAATAGCGAATAGAGCCGTTTTCAAATCAGCGGCAAAAATGACGTGCTGGAACCCTACAATGGTGCGAGAGAACGTTGTTGAACAGAGCGTGTCTAGCCGTTCTTGCAGTACATCATCGGTGCCGACGATACGAATGTCGCCGTTGTCGTTAATCGTCAACAGGCCATCAATCCCATTTCTGGCAACGATAGCGTACTGCAAATTTTGATAGCGGTTCGCCAGGTCTTTCGGAATAAGCTGCTCTACATAATCTTGCAGTGATGACGTCAGTCCGGCTACCCACAGGCCAAAATCATTATCAAGCGCGAGAGCCGTTTCAGAAGGCCCACGTAGGCTCGATAATATCCATTGCCAGTTGTTTGAACTGTACTGATTTAGAACTTCTGTCGTCTTCTGCAACGACGCCTGTTGTGCAGACAGTACAGCCATAAAGTCATTCAAAATCCTGACTGAGTTCGAGCTGGGCGCGTCAGTAATGAGTAACGCAGTGCCATTGTCGTTCTGATAATATTTGAACGATTGTTCGCTATCCAATCCCTGAGGAACACTAAAATATTGTCCGTTATCGGTTTTACTCAGCCCTTCCTCAACCGTATCAAATACGCTGGATTGCGCCGAAAGCCGTTCATTTATCAATGAAACAATAACCGTTGCGATTTGGTTATATTTAAACTTGTCGGGTGCAACATTAGATAGCTTGAGAATATTTAACAGCTCAAGCATGACGATGTTAAACCAGTCGGCGCCTGGGTAAGACGCCTTGTCTTTTTCTTCGGTAAAATAGCGAATGCTGGTGCTTTCAACATCGCTAACTTTGGGCATGACTTCGACGCCGCTCGGGTTGTCAATATGGAACATGATGGAGCTTCCTTAGGGCTTCGCAGGCCACTCAATGTTAGGGGCAAGTTCAGGGTCAACACGCATCAGCAAGACGCGGTAGCGGCTCCAGGCTTCAAGTTTGGCAATCTCATCTTCCGTGGCGATGCCGTATTTGACGGCATCACTGAGGACGGCAATTTCTTCATCGGCTTCATTGCGTAATGCATTCTTTTTCTGGCGGGCCTGCTCGACCTGGTTTTTTACCACTGCATCCTGATTGGTCACCCAGCCGGTGCCGTTCCATTCGTCAAAGGGAGTGGCGGGCATAATGAATGTCAGGGTGTCAGGCAACGCGCCAACATCTGAAATGACGACAGGCGAGCCATCTTCAATGTGATAGGCAGTTTTTCCCCGGTGGTCTTCAACATAAACCCAGTCCAGGCCTGCCCATTGGGTCGCGAACCCTAATTTAGGCTCTGGTGGTTCAACAAATGTATTACCTTCCGGGAGTATGAAATATGGCTCAGGGACAATATGAATACCGCCGAGATTATCGTAATATTTTTGCCCGGTTTTATCCTCAAGCTGTTGCCATTCCCCATTCACGAACAGCAATACATATCCCACGAGTTTTTTAGGTGGCTCAATGAGCGTCATACCGTCAGGAATAACGTCACTCAATTCCACGATAACTGAACCATTACCGAATTTATCCCAGTAGCGCGTTCCACGGTTATCACGCATGTAATCCCAGCCAGTCCCATTCCAAACGCCGGTAAAGCCACTCTGCGGCTCACATTTAACGGTAGTGGTATTGGCAGGTAATCCCGTACCCGCCGGTATGATGGTCAGCCCACTACCGATAAACACACCCTTGGCGTCGAAGTGGAACAACCACAGAGCCTGGTTAGTGTCAGAGAAAGAAAATTCACTCATTACGCGAGCCTCACGATGTAATTAAATGCGATGTTCTTGACGGTGGTTTCTGGGTTGCCGTCGCCGTTAACCCGCCCGGTATGGCCGTGCCATCCCAGCACCATGGTGTGAAAATGTTGCCCAGCCCAGCTCGTCTTATTTCGTGTGCGGCGTGAGTCGTTATCAGAGCCGACGATATAATCGGTGTCCCATGCTGCACCTGGCCCGCTCATGCCACCATCGTGGTCATGCCCAGGGTCGGTTGAGGTCTCCTTGGTTCCTAAATCGGTGCTGTCGATCTCCAGCCCATGGGCATGGTATTTGTTGCCGTCCGCCTCATAGCTCAGCAGCGCCCGATTTGCTGCCGGTAAGCCCTTGATGGTCTGGCCGCGCATGTCGGGGATGACCAGGCCGGGATAGGCTTGTGCCAGCTTCGGATAGGCTGCGCCGTCGAACGCTTGGCCAACCATTAGCGCGAACCCCGCAGGAGCCGACGAACCCGGCCACGGGTATGGGATGCCGACCGGCATCATGTAGTCGGTGGACATAAGACGAATGGCCTGGGCAAACTGATCCAGTTTGGTTTTGTCCGGTGCAATGCCCGCAAGTGTCAGCACGTTGAGCATTTCGGCCTGGATGATGTTGAACCAATCGCAGCCGGGATACGTTGGCTCTATGCCTTCACCGCCTTCGGTAAACCACCTGGGCTGAGTAAATAACTGCGGGTGAACCGTGGGCATTTCCGCCACACTGCTTGCATTATCGATATGGAACATTAATTCACCTCAAAAATATATTCATAGCCGTAACCAGCCAGGCGATATTTGGTTAATACGCACTCCAGCATTTGGGTGTGGTATTCAATCAATGGCGTCAGCACATCTTCCACCACGGTAAACCGAGTGACCGGTGTGTCATGTACCGTAATGGACAATAAAAACCGGTAGCGCTTGGGGTAAATACGCGCCATACAATTACGCAGGCAGTGATGCGGCAATATTTCCCGCACCGTAATATCGAATCCCAGCGCGTGTGCCACGTTTTGGACTTGCCACGGTGCCAGGCCTCCTTTGCGGTGATATTTCTCAACCACCGCAGCCCGGCGCGATAAAAAATCATTATTGGGAATATTGCACTCCGGCAATCCCAAATAGTTTTCCCACTCAGGCAGGAGCTGAACGGTAGTTTCTGGGCGCATTTCCGCCAGCAATAAGTCGGCGTTAATTTCAAGCCGGTTTAAACGGTGGCTAACGCCCCTTATCAGCGCGGTTAAATTGGCGGTTTCCTCACGCGGCCAGGCTCGACCGCGCGGCATCATCTGCTGCAAGGCATCCTGCCACTCGGTTACGCTGTGGGCCATACCACCTCCGTCAGGGTGATCAGTTCGCCACTGGCGCTGGTGATATCGCTGTTGATGTCGAGCTGGTAATCAGTCACGCCGGTGGCGGTACCAATAGCGGTGCGCAGGCTGGACAACAACAGCGTTGACCCGGGCGACAGGGTCTTTTGCAGTGCGATGAGGTTCGCCAGCGTGGCTTTGCGCGTCTCGTCGGTATCCGGCACCAGTTTGATGGCGGGCCTAACTGGCTTGAGCGTCAGCGTGATGATCCACACCTCGATGCCGCCGGGCTTGCCGACAAAGTTGCCGGTGGCCGGGTCGGCGTGGCGGAACAGGTAGGCATTCATCGCCGTGCGGTCTGCTGCCGTAGGCGTAATGTCCGGGCGGCTGTCGTACACCCAGGCTAAACCTACCGTCCCGCCGCCGTGCCAGGCATCCCACGCCCAGGCACGGGACACCCCAGCTACTTCGCGCGCCCAGATGACAAAGTCATGGACAGCACCGCCCACCGGCGGGTTGCGCTTGCGGAACAGCAGCCGGTCAAGCAGCTCGCTAATGGGTTCAATATCGGTGCCGCCGGTGAGGCCGTTGGCGTCCACCACGCCGGTGCTCTCGACGCCAGGAATGGGGGAAACCAGTGTTAGCTGGGCGGCGGCATCCAGGTTACCGGAGGCACCGACGTCGTCAGCCTGAATGGTGACGGTCTGCACACCGTTCACCGGTGCGTTCGCGGTAATGACGTGGTAACCGTTACCGTTACGGGCCTGCATCTCGGTGTTGAGCGGGATGGGCTGTGACCCTTTGAAGATGGCCTTGCCGTTGGCATAGGTCGCGGCCTTGCGGATGACGCCTTCGGCGTTGGCGGTGTCGATGATGGTCTGATCGTCGGACCGAGGTGACGGTACCACTTGATCGGCAATCCAGGTCTGGTGGTCGTACACGTCCCGAACGGCACCACTGAACGCGATGTTCAGGGCACGCTCAACGCCGACTGGCGGTAACTGCTCATCGAGTTCAATCTCAATATCCTGCTCGCCGGTCTTGATGATTTGGCGCAGGCTCTGCACGTTAAAGGGCATGGTCTAAGGCCTCCCAGCGTTTTTTAATGTCAACGGTCAGGGTTGATTTATCTGGGCGGGTCAGGACGACAGTGAAGTCAATGCGCTCGGAAGAGACGATGGCGGCGGTGACCTGGGCGGTGCGGACATAGCCGTTTTGGATCAGGGGCTGCATCGCCAGACTGGCGTAGTTTTCCACGCGCAGGCGCACGCTCTCTGTGAGCTTCTCGCGGTCGAGCAGCCAGAGTTTGGAACCCCATGAGAAATCACTGAAAGAATCGCCCGGCCAGCCCCGACGGTCATCGGTGCCGTCGGGGATGACGTCGCTGTCTGCGGCCGGGGCGTCGGTGAAGAGACAAATCAGCACTAAAGTAACAAGGCCTTCGTCAGACGAAAGGCCATTGTGGGTTACTTCGATGTCACCGCCTGCGGGGAGGTGCCAATTTATTCTGATGGTCATAACGGTTTCGTTGTATCAGCACCGTCGCCATCCTTGTGGATATGGTCAAGGAAGCTTTTTCCCTGAACCTGAATATCTTCACTGAAGTTGGCGGGTCCGGTGAAATTAATGAGTTTACTCACAATGTCACAGGATTCTTCAGCAACCAGATTAACCGCTTTCCCCCTAATTTCGATGATACCGTCTTTCTTCAGGGTGATGGTGTGGCCATCACGGTGATACACGCAAACGTCGCCGGGGTCCAGCCCTTTCGGGCGCGCGGTCTTGTCTTCGACGGCAATGGCGACCATGCCCGAACGCCGCCCCCCAACGGCCACCACAATCGCTTCCGAACCCGGAGGCGGCACCGATGACATGCCGTAGTTCTGGAAGCGTTCGACGCTGTCGTTGGTCTCGTTCGCCAGGGTTTGGACCTGGAGATTTTGCCGCCCCAGGCTGTCGGTCACGATACGCACTACGGCGCGGTCCACCATCAGGCGCACGCGGCGGCCCACGGCGGTGATAGAGCGTGCAACGTTTGCCGGGTTCAGTCCCATGTTGCCTCCGTCTTGGCGGTTTTCTTCTTGCCTTTCTTGCCCTTGGCCTTCTCGGCGGGCAAGTCCATTGACTCCGGTGGCACCAGGCTGAGCACGGTGATACGGCCATTGCTGCCGTGAGAGAACGACACGGTCTTGACCAACCAATCCGCCTTCAACTGCTGAATGGGGTCATCGACGGACACCAGAATGTTGGTTTGCCATAGCGGGCCTGTGTCGCCGTTTTCCCGCCACCCGGTCACCGTAATTTCAGTGGTGTTGGCCTCGCCCAGGGCGCTGGCCTTGTACCACTCCCCGCGTGCGCTCGCGCCGCCCACCGTCAGGTTATCTTCATTGACCAGGATTTTGGGGCGATAGCGGTTGATCTCCGGGTCGCTGACCACCGTTTGCCGTCCACCGACGACCTTCACCGGCTGGTCATCCCAGGTAGCGCCACCGGCGGCCACCGAGCCTTTGACGATGTACTGGCTGGCGCGCTCGCGCCAACTGAAGCGGCCCCGCGCTGCCAGGATATTTCGCCCGAGCACCAGCGAGACGGTGGCACGCCGGGTAGATGCGCGGGTAATGACCAGTCGCCCCAGGGCGTCGGAGGTCATCAGCACCCCACGCTGTTTCGCCAGGCGATCGAGCAGCTCGAAGGCCGTTTCGCCCTGTTCCAGGGTGACGCCGCCAAAGGCGTCGCCGGTGTCAGTCTCGGTGATGACCTGGATACCGTAGGGCTTGCAGATGACGGTGGCGATTTGCTCCAGCTTCTGTCCGCTCCACTGACCGGATTTATCCACCACGGAACTGTCCACCAGGTCACCGGTCTTGTCGCGCCCCATGACCCGTAGGGAAACGTTCCTGTCGTCGTAACTCGGGATAAAGTCGTCGATGTAGCCGGTCAGCACACGCTCCTGGCCGATATTGACGCTGCACGCCATCCCCGGCTTGATAGAGCGCGGTGCTGCCTGCGACCACTGCGCCGTCACCTCCAGATCGAACTCTCCGGCAATGCTGTCCAGGCTGCGGTTGATGCTCATCTCCGTCCAGCCGCCCCAGATTTTGTTGTCCACGTTGAGGGTTAACTCATCAGACATTGTCGATCACCTCGATGATTTGCCCGGGTTGAATGAAGGATGGATGGCGCAGCCGGTTACGCTGCACCAGGCTGTCCCGCTGCTCGGCATCGCTGCGCTCGCGCCAGGCCAGCAACATCACCGGCGTGGTGCGTGCCGGCGACACGCGGCGCAGCTCCGGCAACTGGACGCTGCGCAGGCGGACGTCGTTGACCACGGCAAAGCGCAATTCACGCAGCGCACGCCACAGATCACGTTGCCCGGACTCCACCGCCACCGTGGCCTGTGTGCCCAGCAGCGCCGCCAAGTCGTCACCGGCACGGCGAGCTTCCTGGCTGGTCTCAAAGGCAGCGGTGGCGATGGTCTCCGCCTTGGCAATCAACGCAGCGGTGACCACCATCAGGGTAAAGTCGTCGATGTTGGCGGCCATCGGGGCAGAAATATCGACCAGAGCGGTGGGCGTCACGCTGCTGGCAAAGCCGGTATCCGGATTGACGGCCACGTTATCCGACAGGGACTTGGTCGCGGCCCGCGCGGCCCGGTCTCCGGCCCACTTGTCGCGGAGCTGGTCATAGACGCGCAGCGCCCAGGGAGCTTCGGTGACCAGGTCTTTGATGTCGCTGACAAGGTTCGTGACATCGCGGATCAACTCGCCGGGGGTCGCAACGATGATACCGGCCATGTCTTTGAAACGGTTGAGGCGGTCCATCCAGTCGTTGAGCGCATCCGGCAACGTGGGCAAATTCGCTACCAGCCCCTGCATATCATCCAGCAGCGTATCGACCATGCTGCCCAGGCCGTCTAGAGCCTCGAAGTAGTCACCGTTCGCCAGGGCGGCTTTAGCCTGATCGGCGGCGCTGAGCGTGGTGGCCGTGGTGTCTTCCTGGGCAGAAGGGAACAACTGCTGACCGGCTTCGAAGACCTCAAAGCTGATATAGGCAATGCCGCCTTCCTCAGTGCTCAAACGGTGGGTGACCTTGCCGACTTGCACCCGTTGCACGCCATACCAGGGATGCACCAGTTCGCCCGGGCCGGGGGTATTGAGAGCGGCCAGCAACTGCTTGAGCTGCGTCAGGTAGTCGTTGCCCAGGAGAATGCCGGTGACCTGCTGCTGAGTCAGCTCCGCGCCGTTGTCTTCCGTCCAGCCGACTTCCTTGCGCGGGTAAGCCCGGGGAATGGCGCGACGGCCGCCGTTGCCCTCAATGTCCTTGACGTAGAACGCCACGCCCCGGAACGCGGCATCATGCAAGTCTTCCCATTTTGCGTTCATCAGTCTTGCTCCACATTACGCACGCCGCTGGCGGCACTCAGGGTGACGCCGGGCGCATTCACATTGACCTTGGTGACCTGTACCCGGTCATCTTTCACCGTCACCTCAATGTCGCCCTTAAACTGCTGGGGTACCGTCGGATAGGTCGGGTTCTGGTTCTGAGGCTGGAGGGAGGCCCAGGGGGACGGGTCATGAAATTCTGGCGCTGACGTAAACCAGTTTTTGACGTCATCCCACATGGTCGAACGTTCGGCGTTCTCTTTGGCACGCTTGAGAATGGCCGCACGCTTTTCATCGGTATCCGGGAAGTCGATGAGGGAGGCAATTTCAGTGGCGGTGTTGATCGCCACCCCAAAGAGGCCTCCTTTATCATGTCTATTTTTACCTGGTGACTCAGGAAGCCCCAAACCGCTATCACCGCTCCCCATACCGCCCTGCATATTGGTGACGTACACTGGCATCACACCTGAACCAAACACGTCGGCGATACCGGTTGGGATACCTTTTTTGCCGGGGCGCAGAAAGTCATAGGCACCTTTACCAATCTGGAAGGCTTTACGGGTGGCGACCAGGCCTGCGCCAGCGATAGCGACGTTCTTTCCTATCTCCAGCCAGTTCTGGACCGTTTCCTGGTCAAGAGAGTTCAACGCATCAGCTAGTTCCTGAACGGGGTGGGCAAGATTACTATTGGCAAATTTTTTCCAGGTTGTATTGAGTGCCGACATCGCGGAAGTAAAGTCCTTAGACGCATACTCGGCATCTTTCATAATCCCTTGCCCATCGGCCACCACGCCGTTGTAGCGCTTGAGATTCTCCGCTCCCTTGCCTGACGTCACGCTACTTAACAGCAGAATACTGTCCTGATTAAAACCAGCGCCAAGTAATCGAGCATTCTGTTTCTCTGCACCTTTGCTACCTGATTTTTTGGCTATTTCCCCCATCAGCGTGGGTAAGTGACGCATCTTCCCTTCTTTGTCGTAAACACTGATGCCATTCTGTCGTAACGTCTTAACGACCTTCGGAATCTGTAAGTCACGGATCAGGTTTTCAACCGCTGTGGACGCTGTTGTTGTGTCGCCAGTGGCATCAACAGCACTTTCCAACGCCACACCAACACCCTTGATACCTTGAACCCCGGTTGCGCCTGCGGCGGCGTACATTGAGAACGCTTTAACACCGCGCTCGGCAATATCTTTCAGCTCAAACGCGCCTTCCTTACCGAGCTGATTGAGCGTATCCATAGCCTGTAAGGTTTCTTTTTCGCTGCCCAGATTAAATTTGGTGAACTGCGAAAACAGAGCGCCGATGCTTTCGCCATCAGCGCCGGAGGCAGCAATCGACGGTGCGATGATGTTGCGGTTTTTGTAACCGAAATCAATGTCGCCGGTAACGGTGCCGACCTTCTCGATAGCGCTCACCACTTCAGAATCATCGACCCGAAACGTGATCGCCGAATCTTGCATACCGCTGTACATCTCGGCCATTTCTTTGCGTGTCTTTTCCGCAGCCAGCCCCATGCGAGTAATACGGCGGTCGGTGGTGGCGAAGTCTCTCAGCATGGCGCTACCCGCAAAGCCCGCGATTATCCCCGTGTAACGGTTACCGAGCGCATCCAGTCCACGACCCGCTGCTGCACTGGTGGCCTTCACCACGGACATGGCCCGCTCGTTACGGCGGGCGAACTCGGACATGTTGGCCCCGTACTGGCGTGCCTTCGCGGTCAAGTTGCCCGCCAGATTGATGATGATTTCAGTATCAAGGCGCTTTGCCATGCTGCTTCCTCAACTGAGCTGTAATGCGGAACAGCTGCCGCAAGGGCAACTGTTCCAGGTAAGACACGCTGAACCGTGCAGAGAGGTTGACGAGAAGGTTACTGAGTGCCGTCGCCATCGGCATCAGGTCGCCCCCGGTCGGCGACCTCCGTCAGCAAGTCGTCCAGGGCATCAGCCTTTGCCGTCAGCAGCTTCAGGTCTTCGGGGTGGAGCTGGTAAAGCTGCTTCAGACTCAGCGGTCCCGGAATGCTGCCGATGGAGGCAATCTGACGGCGCAGCAGTTCCAGGCCCATCAGGACCTCGGAGCAATAGGCTACCGCCTTGCCGTTCTCCCCAATCACCACGCGCTCAGCCGCCAGTTGCGCATCAACGATGTCTTTCGACCCCAGTTCACGCAGCGTCACTTCCTTATGGGTGGTTTCATCCGTGGTGCCTTTGCCGGTCACCAGGCCGTGGATCAATATCTCTGTCATCTGCGCCATGCTTACACCTTCACGCACTTGGTGCCGATAAACGTCACCTCAATCTGCCCGTTATCTTCCGACAGCGATGCCGGGTTCTCCGCCGCGGCCCCCGTCACCATATAGCTCTGGCCGTTGTCGCCCTCGAACATGACGGTAACTTGCTCCCACTGGCCAATCTCAATCACGTCCACGTCATCCCGGGCCGCCAGCGTGACCTGGACTGTCGGGTGGGTGGTCTTGCGGGAGTAGCCCCAGTTCTTGCCACCGCCGCTGTGCATCGTGCGGTTATAGCCGCCGGGGTTCAGCGTGGACGTCCCTTTGGTCGGCAGTTCGCGTCCGTTCACGCGGATCGATGCTTCACCTAAAATCATGTTGCCCCCTTAGAGCTTGAACTGGATGAGGCCTGCCAACACACGCAGTTGGTTCACCAGGTTCGGGTGGATGATGAAATTCAGCCGGTTCTTGTCAGCGGTATCCCGCGTGACCTGCAAGGTGGCTTTATAGTCGTCGAAGTCCTCGACCAGCCCGGCAGGCTCCAGCTCAGTGATGAAGATATCCAGCAACTCCTGGGTGCAGAGTTTTGGAGTCATCACCGGCTGCCCCGGCTCCAGCGTTGCCAGGACATCATCGTCGGCCAACTTGTGGCGCGGGTAGCGCGTGGTGAAGCGGTTCTTGATGACGTACCGGATATGACCCAGCGTCGCCGGTGACGTGATATCCAGGTACGACACATCCGCATCGCCGAAGCGGTTGACGCGATAGGTGGTAATTTCCCGCTCAATGCAGACGTTGCCGCCCGCATCCACGTAGTGTGTCGCCACACCATCAAACAGGTGCAGGTTGCGCTCCGGCATGTCCCAGCGCACGGACTTGTCCGGCGGCAGGATACCCGGCAAGGCCAGCGTCTGGAGCGGACGCGCCGGGTCAATCGCCAGGTGGTATGCGGCAATCCCGGCATAGGCGGCGGCCCACAGGTACGACGGTTGCGGCGCGATATTGGTACCCATCGCGGTGATGAGGAAGTCATTGCGCGTGCTGCCCCAGGTGCCGGTCTGTGCATGGGTACCGCGCACGGCGGTGTAGGCGACGGCCTCAATCATCTTGAGCGCTCCCCAACGTTCCAGCAGTTCGTCACGCAGCGTGTTGAGGCTCGCCACGTCGTTGAACGGACAGACGATATGGTTGAACCACTCATCGCCCAGGGCGGCGACCACCGCCGTCAGGTCCGGGGTGCCGGTGCCGCCGGTGAATGGCGCAGCGGTGACGACGAGACCCGCCGGTGTCTGCTCGCCCGGGTAGTAATTGACGCGCACGTCGAGGTCGTTGCCGGTCTGCCCGCGCCAATTGGCCGTCAGGGTGAGTGTCTCCGGTGCATCGGCCTTGACGGCTGCGGTGATCGGTAAGGTGGCATCCGCATTCACGGCCGCCAACACGGCGGTTGCAACGGTGGCTGCGCTGTCGTCCGCCTTGATGCCGACCTGGAGAGATTTGCCGCAGACCAACAGCGCCAGTGTCCCGGCCGCGCTCGCCTTGCCGGTGACCGTCAGCGCAGACGTCGCCGCCGCGCCGGTCTGGTCACCTGGCTCGGCAATGCCCATTGCCCAAGTCTCGGTGTAGGTGTTGCCCTTGCGCAGAGCCTTGAGCATCTCCGCCAGCATCGAGCCACGGCCATACAGCACCTCGGGGGCGCTGTCGCTGGTAATGCGGTTTTGCGTCAGCGCCGGAACGGTCGCGCCTTTACCCTGGTAGCCGATCACCAGGATTTTATGTTGTTGCGCCGGAGCGCCGTCCAGCGCCTGCGAGTTGTCGATCTCGATCGCAACCAGCGGCACGCGCAGATCATTGGGAATAGAGCCTAATGACATCGGTTACTTCTCCGCTTTGGTGGGTTTGGTGGCCGGGGCATTAACCTCGGCCGCATCGGTTTTGGGTAACGGGATGTCCTCGACCGTCACATCGCATTCGGCGTAACGTCGCCGCCAGAATGCGGTTAACATCAGTTCCTCGCCATCCGGCGACAGTTGGGTGCCGTCCGGTTTACGTACTTGCAGCGCCTCAGCACTGGGCTTAATCAGTTTCTTTTTCATCGTCGTTTTGCTCTCGCACGTTGATCACGCCGTTGATTTCTTCGCCGCCGTGGGCGGAGACCGTCATGCCCAGGCGGAGGAAGTCCGGCAGTGTGGTGATATCCACTTCTTCACCCAGCCTGAATGCCTGGTTCCAGGTCACCGTCCAGATGGTCACCCCCAGACTGTCGAGACTGCCGCTGTAGATGTTGTCGGCGGTCATGTCCGTCGCCTTGCTCTCCGCCCCCAGGTTTTTGGCCGCGCCGGGATGCGTTAACCGGCGCGCCACTTTGCTCACCATGACCTCCGCCCGCACGTCACGGCCATAGGCCCAGGCATCGGTGGTCATCACATACGCCGCCCAGGTCACCAGGCCGACCATGCCGCCCGATTGATGATGGATGTCCCGCACCCGTAACGCTGCCAGGCGGATACAGCCATCACGACCCGACAGATAACGCTTCACGTCCTCCGGGCTGCTGAACTGGCCGATATGACGCTCGACCACCTTCACCTGGTCAGGGTCGTCTCCCAGCAGCTCTGGCTTCAGCCAGGCAACAATCCGCTCGGCGGCACTCACGGTGCTGCCGAGGGTCACCAGGCTCGGGCGTTCGGTACTCATGGCAATACCTCCTTCCAGAAATCGCCAATCACGTGCAACAGCTCATTGCTGTTAGCGTTCGACAGGCCCAGCCATTCACGCTGGGGAATGTTCATCATGCGGCTATGTGCGCCAACGCTTTGCCACACCGGGTGTTTCAGTGCCCGGCCAAATGCCTGGCGGATAAGACGTTGATGTGCGCCGACCGACACGCTACCGCTGAATCCTTCCTGGTGAACGCCCGCATAGCGCAGCGGCGTCCCGACGTGTACCCGGTCGCGTTCGACGACAAAGGTGACGCTGTCGAGCAGATCGCCGTTGCCTTGCAGCAAGCTTTGATTCCCGTGGCGGGTTTTGGCGTAACGGGCGCTCCAGTCCTGCCACGGCTCGCCGCCGGGGGAGGCTTTCTCATCGGTGATGCGGCGGCGGGTTTGGGACTCCGCCACCGCACCGATGCTGTCGAGTAGCTCCGCACGCAATCCGCTGTCGGCGAGGCGCTCCATGGCCATCTTGATATCGGCAAGCTTCGCCGTGCCCAGGACTTCAACCTGAATGCCCATCAGAGCACGCCTTTCAGGCTGTTACGGGTGAACAGACGTGTGTTCTCGCCGACCATGATGACCTTGCCGCCGGTACCTTCCGTGGGTTGATCCGTTGTCGGCAGGCCCAGGTCGCGCTGGCCGTTGGCGATATCCTTCAGCGTCTTGACCGCCTCGTCATAGCGCTTTTGCACCAGCTCGGTAACCTGGTTGTCTCGATCGGCCAGCCAGTAAAAGGCGATGGACACCGCCACCCGTTGCAGCAGACGCGGCACCGTTGTTTCCAGCGGTAACTTGAAGCGACGTGACAACCAGGAGTTGATCTCCTCGTCGGTGTCGTCCAGTGCCTGGCTGATGGCGGCTTCGTCAAGCTGCTCCGTCTCCGGGTTCATGGCGACGTTCCAGACAAAAGAGCCGTCAGCCGTCAGCAGGTCTTCACGGGTGGCGTATCTCATCATTCCCCCTTGTCGTCGGTACTGACCGTTTCGACGACGGTGACATGGAGGTTAGGCTCTGCTTTCAGCCGTTCGGCAGTCGCAACGCTAATGAACGGAGTTGCGCCGTCTTCCGCCAGGCTGGCAGCATTATCGCCGTCCGGATCATCACTGACGAAAGCATGAACACCTTCATGCGGCCAGAATCGCCCGGCACGCCAGAAGCCGTTGCCTGACACGGCTTTTACCAGCAACACCTCAACGGCCGCCGGATTAGCATCGCCGAGCGTTGCCAGCGTCTCAGTGGTCAACGTCTGTGCCCGGCGCCAACCTGCACCAGCGTCGAGTTGAGTACCGGTGGCGTCACCCGTTGCGGTTCCTGGGGTACCTTCGCCGGTCAGCTCAGGTGCTGGCGTATCCGGTTGCGATGGCGCACCGGGCTGGGTAACGGCCTGATAGTGTCCTGCAACAGTCGGAGTAATAACCGGCGCTTCAGGCGCTTTAACTTCTGCTGGAGCTGCCGGACCGGCTTGCTCCTGCTGTTTCTTGTTTGGCTTCCCACTCACTTTTCCATCCTCTTTCTGGTGGCTTTATCGGGTGTTTGCACACCCGATAAAGAGGGTGTAAACGCTGGTTAACCCGGCTTAGCCGCCGGACGGTGGCGCAGCAGGCGTCACGATGAACGGGCTGTTCACAATATCCACGTCTTTGTAGTAGATGTTGGAGTCACCGCCATTGACCAGCATGGCGTCGATTAGCTTCTTCGCGGCCGCCCGGTTGGATTTGCCGACGACTAATGCAGTCGGGTTGATACCCAGTGGGACGCCGTTGTCTTTCTTCATACCCTGGAGGATCTCCACGGCTTTTTCGTAGTTTGCGACCGTCAACGGAGCACGGGAACCTACCGCGGTTTGCCAGAACCCAAAACCAGCTTCACAACGGCCGTCCACACCGAACAGGAACTCATTGTTCTTGAAGGTATGCTCCCGGCTGTAATCGTCCAGCGCTGTGAATTCAAACTCACGACGTGGCTGGAAGATGATAGGTTTGAGCACTTGTGAGTTATCGATCAGGAACCATGGCTCACCAGCTTCAGCATCTGTCCCTACAATGTTGCTGTAGGTGCCGCCTGCCATCGGATGGTCGGTATCAAAGAAGTTCTGACCGTCGTAACACAAGGTGCTGAATCCATTAACAAGTAATGGGAAAGTCAGCTTGTCAGGGAAAATGGCAACATCTTGGCCAATACGCTGCGCAATAACGCCATATTGACCCACCTGATCATCTTCAATCGATTCACGTTTGACCTTGACGGAGCTTTCCCACGTCTTGTTGACGATCACGTAACCGTTCTTAGCCAACTCAGCGAACTGGCGCTCACCAATCCACTCCTTGATCTCCGGCCAATCACCTAACCAGGCGTAAGTGTTGGACGCGCCACTGCTCGGTATCACGGTGGCAATTTGCAGGTACTGCGGCTGCGCACCGTTAAGCCCTTTGGTGTACGCGGCGCTCAGTGTGGTGCTGATAGCGTGTAAGATTTCTGCATTAGGTGTTGGCATTACGGTTATTCCTCAGTGGCGTTAGGTTTGGCGGCCAGGAACTCCGCCTCGGTGATACCCATGGAACGGCACATGGCCACCTCGGTTTTGGTCAGCGCCTGCTTGTCCTTCTGGCTTGGCGCTTTCTTTTTCTCCGGGTCGGTGTTCACAATCACCGGTGCGGCTTCGGTGAACGCGCCGAACTGCTTGCGACCTTCCTCAGTGCGGCAGGTTGCCAGGTACATATCACGGTTGGCCGGGGCGATTTTGCCTGCGGCAATCGCCGCATCCACCAGACCTTCCGCGTCTTTCTCTGCGCGTTCTTTCAACGCGGTCTCCGCTGTTTCCGCACGATTGAGCGCCAGCTGGTGGGTCTCTTTCGGCACCCAGGACGCCAAATCGGGATTTTTCGCACGGTTCAATGCGACCTGTTCGGCGGTCTTCAGGCTCTGGATAGCAGTGACACCGGATTCCACGGTGGCGTCTGCGCCCAGGCCCAAGGCTGCCGCAATCTGTTCAGGCAGTTTCATGTCGGTGTTCTCCGAGTTAAGGGCTGGTACAAATAAATTGGGTTTGTTGGTCAGGCCGACGCTGGACAATTTCGTGACCAGGCCACTGGCGGTGAAATGGAATGCCGGACTGTAGTAGAGGTACTTTTTCCCCTGGATGAGCGCAGCCCCCTCGGGGGTCCACTCAACGCGTGCCCAAATCTGATCACCGTCGATTTTCAGGTCGGTGATCCAGCCGTAAGCGGGCGCAGGGTCGCCTTGCGGGCCTTTCAGCTCGGTGGCGTGCTCCATATCGAACGGCAGCTTGTTGTATTGCAGCGACGCGGCAATGACGGCTTCCGGTTCGTTGGTGATCCACGAACGGCCATCGCGCCCGGTGAACGAACCGATAGGCAGCATCGGCAACCATTCAGGCAGCTTGTTGTCAATGGTGTCCGGCAGCTCGAAACAGAGCGCCAGCAATTCAACGGACATGGGGTCATCCACACAAAGAAATCGTATGGACAGTGTGCGGGGGAACGGAGGGAAAGGTGGATTAACCGCTTTCCCTCCAAATGCGGGAGAGAACCGTGTTTAAAACACGTTTAAAAGCGCACAGGAACGTTTAACAAATTTTCTATGCGCCATCGTACCACAGAGCGCGTTAGCGTCACTACGCGCGTTACAGCGAGGTTACCCGCCGGAGTTAGCGGCCAGCATCAAAAGCCTGCTGCTTGGCCTGGAGCTGGCGCTCCAGTGCGGCCTGGCGACTGATGCCGGGATTGTAGTTCCACCCAGGGTCAATACCCTCCGGCACCAGTTCCTCCTCGCCGGTGCGCTTGTTCAACCATTTGACGTTTTTGACTGGCGGAGCCTGCGTTTTCAACGGCACCCTGGAGCGACTGACCTGTCCGGTGGGTTGGCCGTTACCGTCGAATACCGGCGCGGTCTCCGTCACGCCATTTTGCACCATCTGGTCATACTCGTATTTGCTGACCTGGCGCACACCGCATTTGCAGCCCCAGCCGTTCGGGCCGATGTGAGTCAACCAGAACGGGTGATCGACAGGCAGGCAAGTGTTGGCCCATTGGAGATGATCCACGCGGTGCTCCCTGGACGGCCCCAGGGTATAAATCAGGTACGGCATCGCGCGCTTGGTTCGCTCAATACGCTGCCACTGCCCGGCACTGCGGGCGGTGCGCATGTTGGTGTTGTAGATGGTGCGCAGGCGGCTATCGCTGCCGAGCTGCACGACGCGGGTTTCGCCGGTCAACGGGTCGTCCATCTCCCGCACTCCCCACCATCCGCGTTTGACCAACAGCGGCTCCAATACTTTCTGAAAGTCGCGGAAGGTCTGGCCCTCGGCCAGCGCCTGGGTGACCAGGGCTTTCACATCGCTGAGCAAATCGAGCTGCGTCATCTTCGCCACGGTAAATGCGGCGCTGTGTTCTTCCAGCCACACATCACGATAATCAAAGCCGGGTTTGAGCTTCTTGGCCTTGAACCAGGCCAGGGCCTCCTTGGGGACAATGTCGTTATCAGCCATCGTTCATATCTCCCAGGCCGCGCGCCTTGAAGCACAGTTGCGTCAACCCTTCGATAAATTCGCTGGCATCCAGGCTGGCTTGCAGCTCCGGCAATCGCGCCAGGAACTCTTCATAGCTGCCAACCTCATTGACCAGCGCTAATACCGGATTGGTGAACGCCGTGCCAACGCGTTGCCAGTCGTTGATCCCCTCGTTGGCCAACAGGTCAATATCATCCGGTGCAGACTCGCGATTCAACGCCAACTGTTCGCGGTTAAGGGCGGGCAACATGGCATAGCCACTCTGGCTCCCGGCAGGTTGCAGGATATCGGAACCTTCTTCCGGCTCGTCCAGGCCAAACTTGTCACGCAGCGCCGACGACTGGATCTTCATCCCCCGGTCAATCAGCGGAACCAGCGCCTCCACCATGGCCTTCAGGTCTTCCGGCTCATTGATACGCAGGCAGACTTTCGGGTAATTGGCCTGCGGGCCATAGTTGAGCATGATGAACGGCCGCACCAGGAACTCATTGAGGGTGTTCTCCAGTTGGCGAGCATCCCACCTGGCGATATCCATGCGCACCCGGTCATGCACGTTGGCCTGGCTCTGACTGCTGCCGTTGTCGGTGGTCATCGTCTGCCCCAGAACCGCCTTACTGGTCTGTGCGTCACACCATTCCGCCATGCCCTTGAACAGGTCGCCGCCGCCCTGGCGGCTGGCGGTCTCGACCATGTCCACCTGCATGGTGGACGGGATGGCGCACCCGGCATCGGAAGCCAGAGACGCGATGGCGTCAATCAGGGTCTGAATATCTTCTGCGCTGGCGTTGTTACCATATTTGCCGATGGTGATCGGCAAACCGAACTTCTCACCGAACGCCCACCAGTCGCGCACCGTGAATGACTTCAGCATATACATGACCGCCACCAGACGCGCCAGACCGTTGCGCAGCGGCAAGCCGGATTTAAGGCGGGGCTGATGGATGATGTATTTGTACGCGGCCAACGGCTCGCCGTTGAACGGCTCCGCTTCGGTCAACACATGCACCTGGCGCAGCGTATCCGCGTCCATCTTGAGGAAGCGTGGATCAACCCAGGAATAATCACGCGGCATCCATGGTACGGTTGAGGTGTCCCAAAGGATCTCCGCCACACCAATGCCTTTACCCAACCCGTCAAGGAGGTCAAACAGCAGCTCAGGGAGCTGCGGGCGCTCAATCATCACGCGGACAGCATCGGCCAGCTCGACGTCGCGTGCATCATCGCTGGCGGCCTCGACCGTCGGGATAATACCGGCGACGGTGAGCTTACGGGTACGCAGCACGCTGGAGTAATGGAGATCGCGCTCCTCCATCTCTTCGGCCAGGATGAAATAATCCAGAGCATTGCCGTCGGCCGCGTTGCGCAGCACCCCCGCCAAGCGTTGCGGCGTGATGGTGCTGGCGACGCTGATACCGGCATTGGCGCGGCGGGTGCCGGTGGCGCGGGCACGGGTTTGTTCTTCTTTCAGAAGGTCTTGACTTACCGCTACCTTGTCACCGGTGGCGGGGTGAAACAGGTTACGGATGGCTCCGGTCAGCTTGTTTAACATTACAGTAGCCCTCGTTGATTTTTCAGCCCGCGCGTGATGCGCATTTGGCGGCGCTCATCGCGCTCCTCCGGCCGTTTGGGTTGATTGAGTCGGTGCAGCTCATAACGGCGGCAATCCTCTTTACTGGCCAGATAGGCCAGGAAAATCGCATAGGCGCTGTCACCGTGCCGCTTGTGGCCATCGCTGCCGGTATTCTCCCGGTCATCGATACCCGGCACGCCGCGCAAGACGACAATCTGGCCCAGGTCGTTGACAACATCCTCATGCTTCGGCACGACCAGTTCATCGTCTTCAAACGCTGCCTTGAAGCGCGGCATGTTCTCGCGGTAGTGGGCGACAGACGGCATCACGACTTCCACTTCGGCACCGTAGCGTTCGGCGGCCTGCTCGGCCAGGTAGTTGCCGTTGCCGCGCCCATCAAGCTTGATGCCGTCACGATGCGGCAGACGGTCGCAGATGAAGAACAGCGCCTGCTCCTGCTGCTTGTAGGGGACGTTCGCCAGCTCGACCAGGAACGGCACCGTTCGCGTGGTGTCGTCGTTGACAGTGATCGGCGCAAAGACCGTCAGGTGACCGGAGCGCGCGAAGTCTTCGCCCAGCGCGTGACGTTTATCGGGGAGCTGGTTAAGTACCGGCAGCACGGTTTTCTCCAGCCATTCCCGCATATCCAGCGCCCGCATCCCTTCCGGCAGGGCGTTGAACTCCGCCGAGCCGGTAAAGCGCAGAACAGGGCCGTCACCGCGTGCGGCACGCTCTCGGATTGAGCGGGCCAAGTAGGTGCCGCTGCCGTTCTTCGGCACGCAATAGTATTCCTCCAGCGCATCATCCTGCGTGGCAGTATCGCGCAACAGATCGGCTTTCCATTGGTCTTCGGCGGGCTGGCTCCATTCGCGCTTTTTCACCTGGCAGATGCGCTTGTACAAGCCATCGCGGCACGCATCATCAAGGGTGATGGTATGAACGGAATAGCGTTTCTTCCCGGCGCGACTGTCCTGGATCAACTCGTTGAACAGATTGTCCGTGCCGTTATGGGTGCTGATAAGGCGGACTTTCGCGCCCCACATCGTGAGCGCCAGCGCCGCCTTCAGCACCTCCGCCAGGCGCTCATGGAACGCCGCTTCGTCGATAGTCACGTTGCCTTGCATACCGCGCAGGTTGCTGGGGTTACTGGACAGCGCCTGCACCTTGAACCCACTGGCGAAGTAGATGACAAACGTCAGAATGTCCTTATCGTCATCGGCCAGGACTTCTTCGCAAACGTCAGCCGCTGCCAGGTCGTAGGCTTTGGCCCACATCGCCGCCGCATCGATAAACTCGCGTGCCATCTCTTTGTTGGAGCCGACGTAAAAGTGATTGGTGCCACCGGCGGCTTTGGCTTTCGACGCCGTTAAAGCGGCATCTGCCGCCTCTGCCCAGGTGATACCTGTTCGGCGGGATTTCTCAGCAATCTTCAGCGGTGAGTCGTCGGCGATCCAACGCCGCTGATAACCAAGGAGGACTTCGTTTTCATCGAAGTCCTCCCCGCCGTTAATGCCGGTCGCAATGGCGTTTAAACTGGCTGTTAGCATCATGCAATCCCCAATATCTGGCGTTTGATGTCTGCTGCCTTATCCGCAGACAACCCCGCCTGAGACACGATCTTCTCCGCTGTGGCCGCCGCTTCTTCCGCGAACGCCTGGCGGATCTCTTTTTCACGTTTGTGGCTGACCATTTGTGCCGATTCGATGCGCTGCGCGACTAATGCCAGTTGTCCCAGGGCTTTCGGCTCCACGGGGCCATCGCCTTCGGACAACGTCATGGAGGTTTCAAACGCCAGGGTTTTCACAAACTCCATCAACAATTTGCCGACGTCAGACGTCGGCGCGGACCCCAGTTTGGCGGCCCAGATCTCCGCCATTTCCCTCGACGCGCGGATTTTGGAACCGATAGCCTCCATGCGGCTGGCGTAGCGATTCAGGCCGGTACGGCTTAGCTGCATGTCGTCAGGCAACTCATGCTGGTCAATCAGCGTGTTGATAGCCTCACGGATTTCTTCCTGGGTATGGCGTTTGTCACGCAGCATCTGATGCAGTGCGTCACGGATAGCCTCCGGCAGCAGGTCAACTTTTGATGGGCGGCCACGGGTCGGACGTTGTTCAGTTGTCACGTTCTCTCCTTACCCTGTCGGAGAAGCCTTGGCGGGTTGACACAATATCTTTCTGCATCAGTTTCCAGGCACGACGAATTTCCGGATCAGAATCCAGGAAAACATTGAGGTAACTGTTGGGAGCGTCGTACTTATAGGGCTTACCGGTTTTCTCCTCGAACAAGGGCGCAATCACCTTTGCCTCAACCTCGGCGCAAACGAACGCGGCAGCAAGCTGTCGAATAACCTTACGCCCCGCAGCGGGCAATGCTTTTGGTTTCGCCATCGTTACCCCCGTGCCCTTGGCTTTTTGACACCAGGCACGACGGCCCGGCCGTTGGCCACATCGTCACCGCGACCGGTGATCGTCGCGACATAACATCCGGCCACATCGCGCAGGCTGACAAGTCGCTGCTCCGCCAGCCAGGCCAGATGCGTGCGTACCACATCACGGGATGTGCTGTGCCCATATGCCTCAAGGCAGGTTTGCAGCACGGATTCGTTCGCGCTGTCACCGCATTCCAATAGGGAACGCAGAATGACCAAGCGCTGGTCACTATCAAGAATTTCACGCATAGCCATGGGCCTCATTTATCCTTCAGTTCGTTTTCCAACAACAGATCGCTGACGTGCTTAACCTGGCGAATCGCCGGGCCGAGTTCCCGTAGATCCCCCCGTAAATTGCTCATTTCAAGCTGCAACTGGTGCAAGTCTTTTTGACTCGGTAGCCCGGCGATGGTGTTCTCCATGGATTGCAGACGTGTGCGGAACAACTCCAGCTCCTCACGCTTCACATAGGTTTTGGCGAGCAGTAATTGGATCACGTTCACGGCAGACATGAACAGCGCCCAAATGATGGCCCAGTTACCCTTAACGACTTCCCAATCCACGCTGGGCCTCCCGTTGCTCTCTGATTTGTTGGCAGGTCACGCAGCAGACTGCATCAGGTAGCGACGCCAGCCGCCGCGCGGGAATGTCATCCCCGCAGTCATTGCAATAGCCATACTCGACAGGCGCCTCTTTAACCCGGTTTAAATGGGTATTTAACGCTCGTTTACGGTCTTCCATTTCCAGTTCGCTGGCGCGGTCGAACGCATCACCCATTACTTCACCACCGGCAGTTTGTGCTTGCTGGACTTGCTGAAGCGGGCGAACCCATCCAGCGTGCGGAAACCGAGATACCCCAGTGCAGGGGTCGCCAACATCAGGGCGATATCCCAATCCGGCGCGGGCATCGTCAGCACATGACCGGCAGCGGTGGCAATCGCCGCCGCCTGCTGTCCGACAGCCAGCAACAGCACATAGGCGATAGAGCTGTAGAGTGACAGACGCGCCATCAACGGGCGGGTGCGGCGCACATAATCATCAACGGCGTTGTCACCGTTGCGAATGGTCTCCTGCTGTTCGTGGTGGGCAGCCTGCTGATCGGCAAACCGGTTACGTTCACGTTCGGCCTGGATCTTCTCCAGTTCAGTCTTGAGTGACTCGAGCTGCACGAACTGCTCCGGCGGGAGTGACGCCAACTTCTGTTCCAGGACGCGCTGGCGGTCCTGCGGATTGACCGCACTGTTGACGGCTTCCACCATCCCGGCGACGGTATCCGCTGTCTTGGCTGAGGCACTGCCGAACAAACCGCCGACGGCACGCAGCACGGATGGACCGGCTTTCATCAACACCCCGGCAACGGTAGAGACGGTTATTGGATCCACGGCAGCAGCCCCTTATAGCAAGCCAGACGTACAGCCAGCAGACCGGTGGCAAAGGCCAGCAACTGGATACCGCCGAATGGCGCGATGAAGAAAGCCACCATCCCCAGGAAGTTGCCGAGGGTGCTGAGCAATACGGAAAGCATCTCCCGGTGGGAAAATGCATTGCTTTTGTCCTCAAGCCAAATCCCCAGGTAAGCCAAGCCACCGCCGAGCAGCGCCAGCAGCCAATACCACAATGAGGCCTGCGGTAATCCGGTGGCCAGAATCAGGGAGATCAACAGCAAGATGCCGACCAACCAGGCAGAGTTAACGATGTTGTTCACGGTGTTCATGGTTATCACGGTGTTGTTCCTTGTAACGCTGGCACTGCCAGGCAATATCGCGTGGGCCGACGGACTCCCAGCCCTTCATGTAAAAGCTGGCATGAGTGCCGTCACAGCCCCGGTAGTTCACCGGCTCCGGTTTTGGGCCACCGGCCATGCGGTAGAGCACCTCTTTTTTGAGGCGGTCCCGCTTGCCCTGGCGAAATGACTCATCCCAGCCTTTACCCATGGTGCTTAGCTCCGAGCGACCGACGCCGAGCCGCCGACGACTTCCCAGGCGGTATTCGCCACACTGTCCAGGCGGTTGAACCACCCGTTGAGGTATTTACCCTGGGACGGATTGGACTTGATGATGTCGGCGTAATAGCGGGCGCGGTAGACCAGGAAGCGGGCCAGTAGCCATTCAGGGTCGGTACTGACAACGGCGGTTCTGGTTTTGGGGCCAACGATGCCGTCAGCGGTTACACCTGCTGCCGACTGCAACAGGGAAATGGCTTTCTTGACGCCATGCTGAACGGCGGCATCAAAGACCAACAGCGAGACGCCGTCCGGCCAATCCGGGCAGTAGGCCGGATACCAATAGTCACGGAAATAAATCTGACTGGCCTGTTCAAGGGTCAAGTCTTTGATGCGGGTGTCGGGCTGGCCGTCACCGTTAACGTCGGTCATGCCGTCGGCGACGCCGTCGCGCGTGTCGGAAATGCCGTACTTGGTCTCACCGCCCTTGTCGGTAGGGTCATTGACGTAGCCGCCTTCTTTGCCCAGGACAAAGGCAACGGCATGGGTAAACGCTGGGGTAGGATTGAACTGACTCACATTTGCACCTCTGGAAAGCTCGCTGCAAGAAATAAGCTGAGGCTTCCATAGTGCGACAGGCATAAAAAAAGCCGGATTAACCGGCTTCATTGAAAATCATAAAATTAGTCCCACGTGGACATGACTGAAATCTTACATGCAAGAACAGGATTATTTCCAATAAACGTTAACTGAGACTCAAACCATAAATCATCAATTGAATCGGCAAACTCCCTGTCTTTTGCCCTTGCTGCGCCTGCAACTATGTTTAGAACTTGCTCCTCTATGCTTTTATTTTTACTTCCGATTACACCGTAAGCTAGGTTCACGCAAACATTTTCAGAATGATTAAATTCAGCCTTGTGATGCTCACCTTTAGTTATAGAAAGAGATGAGGCAAAATCTTTGTTAATGGAGTAAATATCTCCGACATTTCGAGATGTTAATACTGGAACACCATCAGGTGACGCTCCCTTTTTCCAGCTTTCTTTTTTTGCCACTCCAACTCTATCAAAGTTGTTTATCAACTCCTGAGGTGATGGTAGTGCCGTATCAGCCATTGAAATTGGAGATAATAATATTAAAGAGAGAATAAATAGCCTTTTTGTCATTACCTGTCCTTAAAAAAGTGGAATTTGGTGCTTCCGATGCTCAAGCCTACGCATCCGCTTGATGGCTTTATACACCGTTTTGTAGGTCACATGGTAGCGCTCAACCAGCTCGGGAACATTGTCGCCAGTGAAGTCTCGCCAGATATGCATGTCACGAACAAGATATTCTAACGCCTGGCCTCGTGGAAAATACACCTGCATACCGCCAATCTGTTTACTGATGGCGACAACCAACTCAAGCGAATGGCGTGGGTCATAACCTAACCGGACCAATTCTGTACGGAGCAGCGCGTTAAGCTCGGCTAATAGTGCAGGAAAACGACTGCCTTCATCTGCGTCATCAAGATGGCTTAGCAGACTATCATCCTGGTCGTCGTCGAAAAGCTCAAGGTTATCAGCCATGGTTCCCCCCTCCATTACGTTCTAGCCACTCTGTACCGCCAGGCAATTTTGACACGTCCTGACCCAGGCGGTGCATATGGGCCAGATAATCGTCGCGGCTCTTATCCTGGTCAGTCTCACGCTTGCTTTCGTCGCGTTCTCGTGCAGAGATATTGCTGGTCTGCGCGAACATCTGTTCAGAAGTGCGGTAAACCTCTCGCAGATAGCTGTGGCCACTCAGCGGCTTTTTGTCACCCTTGATGCGCTTTGCCCGTATACGCTCAACGGTTTCGCTCAGGGCATGGGTCAGCACTCGACCCGGCTGATGCTGTGCAAGCACTTCGTTGATGAGTTTCACCGCCCGGGAATGGGACAGGTTAGACTTCTCAGGGCGGAACAATCCGATATACGCCACCATCGCTTTGGCAGCTCCCCCCGGCAGTTTGGTTAACAACGTCAGCAACTCACGCCCAGCGTCGTCTTCCAGGATGGCGTCGAGATGCAAATCAGAATGACAGACAGGACAGCGGCCTAGCTTCATAGTGAGTCCTCGTAAGCATCAAAGATAATGTCATAGCTCCGTGCCTCTTCACCGGTCAGCGGGTGTTGCGGCCGGGGCTTCTTGCGAGCGTCCAGCGTTGCCAGCATCATGCGGATATGCCATTGCTTCAGGCATTCCAGCACACGAAACGCCAGATAGCCGTCGAGCCAGCCCACCTCATCTACACCGGCACCGCCATTGAGTTGGCGACTCATGCGCTTGACGTAGTTGTTCAATGCGGTCTCTTCACCGCTTTCGATAAAGCCGTGACGGTACATGGTGGCCCAGATGGCTCGAAGCTTACTGATCTCCTCCACACGCGGTGCACCCTTGGCGTTCTCACGCACACGCTTTGTGGTTTTCTTGAAGCTACGTTTGAACCCTTTACCTTGCAGCTCGGCATAGACGTCACGCAGCTCCATAACCGACATCTGGCTGCAACTTGTTTTCCCGTTAGCGGTGTTCGCCAGCAACGCACGATAGGCATCGTCAGGAATACTCAGCTTTCCCTTGGCTACATGAATCAATCGGATTAATTGCGGTTTATTCATATTAACTCCGAACCCATAAAATAAAGATTAAGCCCAAGGCCCAAAAGCATAATGAAGCGGCAAAAGTACAAATCCAGGCTGTCCGTTTCATTTCTATCCCCCTTGATTTAGGCGTAAGCGCACCCCGGCGCACCTACGCCCGATAAAACACAATTGAATAAATTAAGCGGCGGTCAGCGCGGTGATTTTAACGAAATAAGGTTCCTGATTTATCTCAACCACCGTGCCTGAAACTTTGAAATCCCTAGCTGGCCCTACCGTTTTTACAATCGGACCACCGCGTAAAATCGGGCAGGACTGGTAAATAAACATGCTGCCGACTTTGTACTTTTCATTAAATTCACTGGCGTTGATTGCTTTCATCTCAGACTCCGGCAATATCCAGGCTAATTTGCTCGTACTTGCCATTTGGCTGCCGCTCGTAAATCCGTAGGTACTGACTGGTGCCGGTCACCCGGATAGAATCGGCGATGGCGTCCATCGCCTCCTGCCAGCGTGCGTCATCGATTTCAACCTGTCGCAGACCCAACACCTCGTTCACATCAATGCGGCCTTGCTTATTGACGCGGAAAGCATGGTCAACCAGCGCTTTCAGGTTGTCGTTCGCACCGTCTGACCACGCGATGACACAGTCATCGATCAGTTTTTTCGCCGCCTGAATGCGCTCATCGAAGACGCGATGGTCGCCAACGGCGCGCAGGATTTTGAAGTGTCCGTCAAAGCTCGGCAGGGTGACGTTGCCCTTGGTGCCGCCGTACTCCACACCGTACTCCTTTGAAGACAGGTCGATGAAGTCACCGATTTTCTGCATGGATGCAGCTTTGAAATCCGCCATCGCCTGGCGCAATACCTTGGCGGCTTCGACAATATCCAGTACGACATCATCGCGTAACTTATCGACCGGGCGGATCAAGTCTTCCGGCACGAGATAACCCTGGGCGTTTTTGCGGTAGCCGGTTTGTTCAATCTCTTTATTCATAAACACCTCAGTGAAAACTCTTAGTATCATTGCCAATTACAGCTTTGGAAACATCCGCAACCAAGCCACCTTGTAACTCTACAAACGCTTTAATATATTTTTCGCTAAATTCCTTAGCCATTTCAGTTTTCATAAACTTCGAATCAATATCTTGTTTGATGGCCCCGTCCTTTGTCACATAGAAGCGGATCTTCATCTCCAGAAATTTCACTTTTTCCATAATTATCTCCAGTAAATAATGCAGCCCTGAATAGTGGCGGCGGATACAGCATGGTAGTTATGCGCTTTGCGCTTCAGGTCAGCGTCTGGCGCGGCGACTTCAACGATAGGTTGAGCACGGCTGATATTCACATGCTTGATTTCGACGTTGCGGCGTTGCAGCCAGCCCAGCGCGTTTACCAACTTGGTCGGGTTAATCATGGTGTTAGCCTCTCAACAGGGTGGAAACATCAACATCCAAATCCAGATCGCGGAAGGCTTTCAGGATGTAGCTTTCGTTCACGGACTCACCGGCCCCGTGGGCGGTCATAGCAGCAAGGCGCAAGGAATGACTGAGGATGCGTAGCGCTCCCGGCTTCTGAGCAATCTGTTGCAGTAACTCCCGCTCTTTCTCACCATGGATGTGCCAGGCGTCAGCAATAGCAGCCACATCCGCCTTTTTGGTTTTGTTGATGGCGACACGTTTGGCGATACGGGAGAACAGACGGGCGAACTCCACGGTGCGGTTGCCGCCGGTCATGTTGGAATAGACACGATGGTTTCCCATCAGCACCAGTCCGACACGGGTGGCTTCCTGCATCAGTCGCAGTTCTTCGAGGGTTTCAGCACCCAGGTGGTCGGCCTCATCGATGATGATGAGGCCCTGCGTTCCCTCCAGGCGACGACGCAGCGCACGCGCCAGCGGTCCCTTACGTCGTGGAGCATCATTCATGCCCAGCTCATAGGCCAATTCGGTCAGACACTCAAGCACGCTGGCACAGGCTGGCGTGATGGTAATCATCCAAACGTTGTCGTTACTGCGACGGTATTCCCGCGCAGACTCAGATTTACCGACTCCGGGGTTACCGCAGACCACGCCGATACATTCCGTCAGGTGTGCATAGCGGAAGGCTGTCCATATCTGCTTGACGGTCGGCGTCTCAATAAAGCGCGGAGGCTCCGGCAATTCTGCTACGGTGTGTTGCTTTTCGACCCAGCGCTGAATGGCTTTTTCCACACGGTCATTGTCACCGGCATATTTGTTATTCATAAAACCGCTGACCACACTGGTGGACAGGCCGATTTCACGTGCCATACGGGCGAAAGTTACGCGCTCACCATCCACCAGGTTGCGGACAGCCTCGCGAATATCAGTAATATTCACTTCAGACATAATTAACTCCATTATTTGAACTTTATTTAATTGCTGTTAAATCGCGTTCTTGCGCTTATTTGATTCAAGAATATCCAGCGAGTTATTGAGATATTCATCTTCGCTGTACTCAGCATCCTCCACGTCTGCCAGCATCACAGGTGCTGTTCGTCGCACTGGTTTATAGACATTGCCTGGAAGCCAGTCCTGCTCTGCCGGTGCTGCCAGCGTATGCACGTTCTCAGCCTCAGCCAGGCGGACCTTCTCTTCTCCACGCTGCCGCATCCCTTTGATACGTTGTTGACGCTGGTGATATTCGGCAGTAACCGGGAATGCCTGCTGTTTGTTGCCATCCCAAATTGCTTCGCAAATAAACGAACCATCCAGACGACGGACGATAACCTTTGAGGCATCATGCAGGTCATAATTCACCAGCACCTGATTACCGTGTTCATTGTTCAACTCGGGTGAGTAATAGAAGTTATTAAATAACCGAACTTCGCAGCGGCTTACATGACGCTCAATCTGTGGCATAAACATCTCACGCAGCTCCAGGTCAGACAGCCACTCGATCGCCGTGGCTTCTTTTTCCAACTTGTAGCGACGGAACTGTGCAGGAGTGAAGTGTTCGCCATCACCACGTAGGGGCAAAGAGTCGTGGGGGCGGTTGTTGTACCACTCCACGCCAGCCTCAATGGCATCAATCAGCGCCTCCCATGACGGCAGATCACGCAGGGTTTTCTCTTGTTTTGCGCTCAGTTCTTTACCCTTATTGGCAGCATTCGTCGCCGATTGCAGGGCCTTTGTCATGCGGCGAACGGTGCTACGGTCTGCGCCAGTGCCGTAATAGGTGGCAAACTGACGTGAGATGCGCATAGCCAATGAGCGGTTGAGTCGCTCAATGATGCCGCGACCCTGCGGATTCTCAGGGATACCCAGGCGGTGATCGATTCCCAGGCGGGGTAAAATACCAGTCAGCTCAGCATCGAAGGTGTTGTTGGTTTCACCGCCGCCGTTATCGGAGTAGTACAGGAAAGGCTTACCGTGATTTTTGATGCCGTGGCGCAGCGCATCAGCAACGGCAATGACACTTTCCGACAGTGCCAGACTCCACCCGACAATAAAGCGACAGCTACCATCCAAAATAAACGTCACCTCTGGAGAGAACGGGTTGCCGTGGTCAGGGTGGGCAACCTTCATTTTCATGCCGTGACCGTCACCAATCCAGACGTAATTCACCGGCAGCGATTCCCAGTCACGGCGAATAAACCCTTCATACTGACGGAATTCACTGCCGGTGATGCGACCTTTTTGTTTTACGACAACAGGTAACTTATTCATGGCATAGCACACCTGATCATAAGAGGGGATTGCATCGCGCATCAGGGGATCATCCTGATAACGCTCGGCCCACTCCTTTGCGAAATCATCATAGGCTTCTTGAATGCCGCGCCCATCCGGTCGGCGATAGAAGCTAAGGAACTCGGGCAACCACTTGATTTCCTCTGGTTTAACGACTTGACGCTTACCGGGAGCTAGCAACAGCAGGCGCTCAGCGGCAGAACTCGTTTTATTGAAGTCTGCCACCCAGCGTTTGAGGGAGATTTCGCTCAGGGAGCGAGATGTTCCTTTCTTGGCATTTGCGGCGGCGGCCGCATTAGCCAGGCGTTCAGGCAACTCGCTTGCCTGAGCTTGACGCACGATCTCCCGGATAGCTTTGGCACGGCTGAATCCCGGCAAATCCCCGAGACGCATCACCTCAACAACCAGGGCCATACGGGCATCAGCGGTTTGGCGTTGGGCTGCCGTCAGAGTGTTCAGTTTCTGCTCCAGCAACGCCGGACACTTACGATAGACCGCGATTTTACTTTCGTCAGCGCCTTTGGCACGGGGTGCAACCGGAGACTGGGGTTTCGCCGCTGGTAGTTCTTTTGCGGAATCGTTCATCAGTTCTTTAATCTGGCGTGCCCGAAGCGATTGCTGCGCAACATCCGGCAGGCAATCGATGTGATATTCGAAAGCCTTGCTGCCGGTACGCTTGCGGACAAGTGACTCTGAACCGGCAGAGAATCGGCACAGCGCTTCTCTGATGCCTTTCGCCGTTTTTGGCAGGCCTGGAATACCGACCAACTCCTTAGCAACAAAGAACATGATCAGACCGCCTTATTGATGTAACTGGTTGTTGTGTAACGGCTCGGCCAAATAGCTTCCGGTTTTACACCGAGAGCGTCAGCAACGATCTGTTGGTAGGGCTTGCAGGGAGTGCGCAGCACGCTCTTCAGCGAATCCTTACTGTATCCAGCCTGAAGGGAGAGCGCCCGGAAGGACAATCCACGCTTGTGGATCTCGGCTTTGATGGTCTCAGGATGCCAGTCGGCATTCAGATCTTCATTTCGGCTCATGATTCCTCTATCCTAAAAAGTTATCCGCGCGGATAACTGCGCGGGTATCCGTATGGATAAATCATAAGAACACAAAGAACACAAGTCAATGTTCTTTTGTGTTTTTCACGAACGTCGGATTTAGTTCACTGATATCAATTGGTTGCACGCAAAGGAACATGGAATGAGAAAAGAACACGAACGTTCTTTACCTGATGATAGAAAAGAACCGATTATCGAGCGGATCTTTGCTCTGGTAGAGCGCTACCCATCACGGAATGAAGCCGCAAAAGCTTGGGGTATTAATATCAATACGTTACAGAACTACTATAAGAGACGGGAATTAGCACCTACACCTAGGCATCAACTACTTGAAGTGATTGCCAATCATGAGGGTGTATCACTCGAATGGCTTACAGATGGTATTGGTGAGGCTCCGGTGAACACAAAGAATGAACATAACAAAGAACACAAAAAAGAACACACCTCAACCGAGGTCGTTGATCCTGATGCAAGACTTGCCACTTTGTTTTCGATTCTGTCAGATCGCGAAAAGCAATCCCTGTTTGAAATCATTGTTCGCAAAGGGGTCGATACAGTGTTACGTCTTAGTGATGAACGGAACATCAAGTTGCTTCAATGCAATGATATGGAAAAGGAAAAATTCTTGGCTGGACTTGAAGGGAATATCAAAAAAGAGGCACTTACACATAGTCAGGACGTAGTAGCATCGAGCCTTTCAAACACTGGTAAGAAGGCCGGTTAA